CGTAAGATTACCTGTAGAAGTATCAATCTCATTATCGCCAGAAATACCTATCTGAATATTGTCAATATAAGCACCACCATTGGCGTCAATATAACTATCAAATGTAGAGATTCCAGAAACTCTTAATTGATCATCAATTGTTACAAGACCACCAGCAGAATCAATCGTAAGATTACCTGTAGAAGTATCAATCTCATTATCGCCAGAAATACCTATCTGAATATTGTCAATATAAGCACCACCATTGGCGTCAATATAACTATCAAATGTAGAGATTCCAGAAACTCTTAATCTATTTAAAGTTGTAAGACCAGTTACACCCAAGTCATTATTAATATTAACTTTCTGTGAGAATGTAGAAACACCAGTTACCAGTAAATCTCTTGTGGATACAATTCCAGTAAAGAATCCATTTCTAGCAAAAATTTCATCTTGATAGATATCTTGACTTAAATATAAATTTCCACCAACATATAAATCTCCACCTGTTGTTGTAATACCACCGTTTGCTGCGAGAGTAGTGATTCCAAGAACTCTAAAAGAACCTCCAACATTAAGATTTTTTTCAATTCCAACACCACCTTCAGTGATAATTGACCCAGTATCCTTACTTGTAGATTCTGTGGTATCATTTACATAAAGTGAATCATTAATCTGAGTAGTTCCTCCAAAGGAATCTAAAATAAGATTACCAGTATTTGTACTAACGGTATTTGTATCAATTTTAATATTATCAAAAGTTCCTACACCAGTTACACTTAAATTATTAACGTTAACTTGAGTGTCAAATGTAGAGATTCCAGATACTTTGAGTCTATTTAATGTTGTAGATTGATAAACTTCAAGATTTTGAGTTGTTGTAAGTCCAGTTACACCTAAATCACTATTATTATTGATATTAACTTTTTGTAAAAATGTTGAAACCCCAGTTACATATAAGTCTGTTACATCAACTGCACCCTTAAACTTGGATGCGGTTACGATTCCTGTAAAGAATGCACTTGTACCAGTTAAAATTCCAAGTGTGGTAATTCCAGAAACTGACAGATTGCGAGTTGTTGTACCTCCAGATACTGCAAGAGTTGAAGTTGTCGTAACACCAGAGATATTGAGATTATCAATAGATACTCCACCTCTAAAAGTAGATACACCTAAAACATCAAGTAAAACTTTGGGTTGAGTGCTACCAATACCAACTCTATTATTGGATTCATCAAATACAAAATTGGAAGCACCATCAATCAATCCAGCACTATTATGAAATTGAATATTTGTTATGGTTCCGCCAGCACCTGCCCTGACTGTAGCTTGATTGACCCAAATTAATCCACCAAAATTGTTTTTTACTAAAAGTTGGGTATTAGTTCCTGGTTGATTATTGTAATCATAAATTGTTCCTGTAAGTCTTAAATCACCCTGAACGTGAAGTTCTTGTGTTGGATTTGTGGTTCCTATACCAACCGAACCAATACCAGTAGTAGTAATTACAGTGCCACCTGTTCCAACATTAAGTCTATCTCCAGCAGATAAAAGACCTATAGAAGAATCAAATTTTAATTTTGATGATGTTGAAAATTCGTTTGAGGTGTTAAATAATATTTCTTGATTATTTCCTGGAGCAAATACTGTGATTCTGGCAAGATTGCTAGATGCTACTGAAACTGATGCTGTTATTGCTGCACCAACAAAATTCAGTTGAGTTATACTACTTACTGCCCCAACAAGAGAGTTATTACTAAAAACACTAATTGAACCAGGTATAATTCCACCTTGGTTAGGAATCCAATATCTTTCTCCAGGTTTATCTCCTTCAACAGAAACAATAATGTATTGTTGCCCTGGAGGTACAGGTTTTGCAGTAATTGAAGAAGGTCCGACTAATGGACTACCAAGATTCGGTTCCGCATTTCCAATAGATAAGTACTTATATCTATCTGATTGTAAATTGGCCTGTGACGTTACTCTAGAACGTCCAGAAAGATACTTTGGCATAATTAGGTCGTGCTATTTTCTAGAATACTGCAAATAAATTCCATTTGGAGTGGTCCTACTAAACCTCCACTCACATATGTATGGGCAATTCCGGTGACTGTTCCAGAGTTAGTTACAAAGGTTTTGGAGGTTCCTACACTTCCAATAATTGAATCTATTGTAAAAGATTGTTGAGGTGATGGAAAAATTGTAGTAGTAATTCCATAATTTCCTGAAGCACAAGTGAACGCAAGACCACTCATTGTCACTTCATCGCCAACATTAAAGTTATGAGCACTGAAAGTGGTAACTGTTGTAACTCCAGTAGTATTATCATATAAACAGTTGGTTACTGAAACAATTCCTGATTGTGTTCCTTCAATCACAATAGAATCTGTAATAATAGCGGTTCTTTCTAATACCAATCTACCATCAATAATCACCAAAGAATCATTTGGTAGAACTTCAACACCTTTTATGATTCTATTGTTTCTTGTATTACCAAAAGTTCTCTGGGAAGTGCTCTTTCTTCGATGTGTGAAAGTAAATGTCGGATAAGTTTCTCCAATTCCAACATTAGATACTTGAGCGTATAGAACAATAGCAGACACGCCAGTAGGTGCTGTGTATACAGTTTGCTCTCCTGGAGCAACAGGAACTGCAATTGTTAAAAATTTATTAAGTGGTGCGACTGCCATATTTTACCTCAACGCAAGTATGAGTGGTGTAACTTCTGCCTGAATTGCTTTACTGAAGTCTCTTCCTCTAATTGTAGAGGTAGGTTGATTAATTTGAAATCCTTCGCCAATGTCAAAATTACCTTTTTGATCTGTACTTGTAAATGGAATTTGTGCTCCATCTAAAGCAACAATTTCGTTCGCTTTAATTGGAACACCCCCAGTAAAGGGTGTTGCTGTATTTATATCAGTACCAGTACCAATGTATTCAAAAGAGTGTGAACTAGTTAAAATTCTACTAATTCTTCTAAATGAAACTTGTTCTCCACCAAACAATTCATAAGGAATAAATTCAGTAAATGTAACTGTTGTAATTCCTGCAGAGTTTTCTGTTGCAGAATCAATAGCATAATAAATTGGTCGTGTAATTACTTCCGCAGTTGCAGTTCCACCATCAATAACAACTTCTAAATTTTGTGATGCAAGATAATTTCTACCGCTATTTACAATATCTATTGCTGTAATTGCACCTGTGACTTCATCAATGGTTGGACTTAATTCTGCAATGATACCTTGTGGTCCTTTTGGTTGTTGAGAATTATCTGAACTGTCACGAATAATAACTGTAGGTGGAGAAGAGGCACTATATCCACTTCCCCCATTAGTGACTACTATTTCCTGAATATCAACCATAGGTTCAGTAATTACACCAGATCCAACAGCGTCTGGATAATTACTTAAATTTATCTTGAAGAATAAAGTCTGCCCATCATAAGGTCTTCTAGAACCTCCAACACTTCCAAAAGTAACAATATCACTACCAGCATCAACACCTGTTTGTCCTCTTGTTGGAGGATATGTTCCTACTGTTCCTGTAAATTCTGTAGATCCAATTCCAACTGCATACAAACCATAATTACCGAATGAAGAGTTGGAGTTTGTTAAATCGCAAGATCCACCAGTATCGCAATAAATTCCAATATTACAGTTAATGGTAAAGATAGAAACTAACTGAGCATAACCATTATTTGTAATGGAAACGCCAATACCATTTTCATTATATTGAGTGAATGAGTCACAAACCATACATTTTAAATCATTACCTCGCGTAGATGCAGTAGCATGATTCCCATTGATTTTCATACCAATACTGCCTGTCATAAAGTTGGTGCAGTTTCTGATATATGGAGATCTCCACCTGCCACTTGGTCCTTCAGTTGCTGGTCCTGGAGCAATGTATCCAGAGACCGCATAATCTGACGGATTGATTGGAGGGAATGCTACAGCACCACAACCAGTATGTGCAATAGAAACACTCGATCCAGCAAAGTTTATATTTTCAATTAGACATCCTCTTCTGACGTGGAAAACATCTTTAGTAACATTAAGTGGTCTAATAGTGACAAGTCTTATATCCTGCCCTGTTACTGTAACATCAGTGCGAAGACCAATTGGATTATTTTCAGTATAAACACCAGGTCTAATAATAATTGTGTCTCCAGGTTCTGCTACTGCTGCAGCGCCTCCTACAGTTGCTTTTGCATCACCTTCAAGTAAACCAGTGTTAAAGTCATTACCATCTTTTGTAACCCAAATTGTATTTTGAGTCTCAACGCCAGGAGGTCTCCAAGATACTCCAGTTCCTACAGAAGCAAGTCTATAATCGATTTTACCAGTTGCAGTGCTGTTGTTTGCATCAATTAGAGAAGAATTTAATTCTAAAGTTCCGTCAAGTACTGTGTCTCCACCAACATTAAGATTTTCTTCAATACCAACACCACCATCAACGACTAATGCTCCAGTGTTTTTATTTGTGGAAGAAGTTGTACCAAATATTTTAGCATCTTGACCAACATTAAGATTTTCTTCAATACCAACACCACCATCGACGACTAATGCTCCAGTGTCTTTATCTGTTGATGATGTTGTACCAAATATTTTAGCATCTTGACCTACATTTAAATTCTGCTCTATCCCAACGCCACCATCAACGACTAATGCTCCATTGTCTTTATCTGTTGATGATGTTGTACCAAATATTTTAGCATCTTGACCAACATTAAGATTTTCTTCAATACCAACACCACCATCGACGACTAATGCTCCAGTGTCTTTATCTGTTGATGATGTTGTACCAAATATTTTAGCATTTTGACCAACATTAAGATTTTCTTCAATACCAACACCACCGCCTGTAACAATCAGTGCTCCAGTGTCTTTATTTGTTGATGATGTTGCACTGTTAAAAGTAACATCACCATCAACATTTAGAGTTAAATCAAAATCAACTGCTCCTGTGGCATGAACTGTACCAGTTATATCTAATGTCGAAGATGGATTATTATTTTGTATACCAACGTTGGTCATCCTATAGATGTCACCACCAGTGGTGAATCCCCATAAATCTTGAGTTTGAATATCTGCAATCCAATTAGGATTACTTGGATTTACAACAGGAACTAATGTATCAGTACCAACTCCTAAACTGTTTATTTGTTTGAAATTAAGAGCAGCAAATGCCTGTGCTAAGTCATTGGTTGGTATAAACACTCCTTGATCTTGGATGTAAAATCTCGTCATCCTACTTCTTTTATAATGAAATATTTATGACGGATATAAAGGAACCATCTCATTTAGAACAAATATTCCATCAGTTGCAATTCCTGGAACATCTGGTCTAGACTCTGCTATCAATGGAATCCATCTAACTCCAAGATCATCTCTTGCTAAAAAATATCCATTTTTTGCAGGATTATTTGAAGAATCGTATATATTTTCATCAATCTTAATACTTCCAGCAACATCAAGTTTTTGTTGTGGATTTACACTTCCAATTCCAATTTGTTCACTAACTACTACTGTTCCTCTAACATCTAAAGTTTGTTGTGGATTCGTCGTAGCAATACCTACACGAGTTGTTAAAGTGTCTGCAGTTAAAGTGGTTCCTCCACAACCAACATCCAACTTCTGTCTTGCAGTAACTATTCCAGCAACATTTAAGTTATCATCAATGTAAACACCATCATAAAAATCGGCAAATCCAAAAAAAGTAGATGTTCCAACAACTACTAAATTTAAAAATGTTCCAAGGTTACTTTTAACAAAATTATAATTTAACTTACCATGAATAGTAACATCCTTATAAAAAACAACATCATTATTAAAATGAGATTCTAATCCATAAAATTTACTATTTTCGGATGGAGTTTTATATGATATAGACGAAGATTGTTCTACAGTTTCTCCAATACTTTGACGCAATTCTTCTTCATTATTTTTTTTACAACTAGTACTGATACCTTCTGCCATATTATATTACCGCGTCAATTACAGTATCTATAACATTGCCAACAATTCCACTAACTGCACTATTAATAAAATCAAGTCCAACAAAACTACCCTCAAAAACTCTACTAGTAAAATCCATATTTAATAAGGATGGAATATTTCCACTAGTTCCTTTTAAATCAACTCTTTGACCTTTGACTACAACACGACCATCGCCACCCATCATTGAAATATTTCTTCCTGCCTTAAAGTGAATATCTTCCTCCGCTTCAATCATAATATTCGTAGCATACAAACGAATCATTCCATTTGCTGAAATTGAAACGTTTCCATTGTTTCCAATAATAACTACATCTTCTCTTCCTTCTTCATTCTTACAACCACCAGAGATTTGTATTGTGTGGTCATTATAAAGACCTAAAAGACCACTACTACTTAAACTAATTGAAGACTGATTATCACCACTGTCTGTTACACCATATATTTTATAGACATCAGTTCCAGTCAAACCCATTTGAGGATTTGCAGTATCAATCCTGAAGTTTGGGTTGAAACTGATTAACTGCCTTTTGTAAATATTTTTGTTTCTTTCTGCCATTTTATGTTGGGCAATCTATGGATACTTGAACTTCTTGTGAGAAGAGATTTGCTGAATTTGCATCTGGAGAAGCAGGAATATTTCCAGAGTCTTTAAGAGCGCCAACTACAGGACGCAATATTGCACCAAATCCATTATCAGATTCTATGGTGAGACTGGGGAGACCATCAACAATATTATTTAGAGGCGTGACCTGATAGATACTTCCATTAACAATCTGATAATCATATTCATTCCCAAAATCATCAGTTACAACAGTTGTTAAGTCATCATATCCACTTCCGCCTTCTTCGACTAATACTTTTAGAACTGAGAATTCTGTAATGTTTCCAATCGAATAATTTTCACCTTCAGATACCATATAAATGGATTCAACTTCTCCATCAGAATTGACAAGTGCTCTTGCAACCGCACCATATCCTTGATCATTATCATCTACAATTTCTATAAATGGTGGAAATTTATATCCAGATCCTGGATTTGTTAATTGTACTCCAATCACACTTGCTGTTGTATTCCCATCTGGATTTGTCACAAGATTTCCAAAAATTGGGATTGCAGTTGCACCCGATCCTCTTCCACCAAAAATATTTACTACTGGTGGATTTGCAAATTGTAAAGATCCAGTAAAACATTCCGTTACTGATTCAACGCCAGAGTTAATATTGTTTGTGATATCACGAATATTGGTATAATTGCTGACTAGTGAAGTTGCCAGTGTTGATACCGATCCAGATGGTCCTCCTCCAACAGTCCATTCATTTACAAGACCCTTATAATTATCCAAACTTTGCTTACAAGCAAAACCTACTCCCATTTCTGATAGAATTCCAATTCCTTCACGAAGTACATTTCCAACATTAAAATCTGAGAAAAATTGAAGTAGATTTGTAATTGCACCTAAAGGTTTACCTAATGATGTTTCAAGTACTCCAATTATTGAATTGAGAAGTGTACCTGCAAATTGATCTGCTGCACAACTTACAAAACGCTCTACATTCCCAATAGTTGAATCTAAAATATCATAAACTAATTCTTTCATAGATTCAATTGCTTCACCTGCAATACACGCAAATGCTTCTTCAAGTGCCTTTACGGGTTTAACCATTGCTTCTTGAGCAGCAACTCCTGCCAAATGTGCTATGACTGGATTTCCAGTTGCTGCCAAAAATTTAGCATAAATTAATTTATAAAGAAGATTTAATCCATTTTTTAACAAATCAATTAATTTATCAATTAAAAAACTAAACATACCACCAATCAAATCATTACATAAGGTAACAATTTTGTCTGCCGCTTGGCGAATTACTTGATTTATTTTTTCAATATTTCCTTGAAGATTTTTTATTTTACGAATAAGATTTTTGACAATAGATTGAATTTTATCAATTCTTGTATTTTTAACAGTATTTGCTAAGGGGACTTTATTTCCGATTGCAGAATTTTCGGAAAAAACTTGATACCCTACTTTTTGAGATATTGCTTTTGCTTGTTCTTCAGTGACGCTTGCAGGTGATGGGTTGGAATCTTCTCTATTTTCGTTTGTTTGATTCTGAGTTACCTTTGCAGGTTTAACTTTATCAGAGTATCCTGTGAAAGGAACAAAAGGAGATTGATAAGTCGTTGAAGGAACTGAAAAAGTTCTTCCAAATGTTGCTAGAATAACTGGGATTTGAGCGTTATCACCATCTAAAAAGAATCCAAGTACAGTGTCACCTGGTTGTAATTGTACACCAGTAGCGACATTTGCTGCACCACTTCCCGCTGTGGTTGGAATCAAGCATTGTGCCCAAGGAAGATCTTCATTAGGAAGTTCTGCTTCACTATAAGGATGATATCCAATAATCCTTACCTTAAATCTATTACCCCATCCTTTACCATCTACTTGACCTCCCATATCAGAGATGGGTGGAATCTGCCCAATCCACCATCTAAAACCATCTCTGCCGATAAAATTACTTTTAAGAAGTGACTCGTCTATCATTTATTTTTACTTTTTAACTCCGAAAGTATCTCTTATCAGTTTCATAGATGTATATGAATTATTTACATCAAAATGATGACACAGTTCCTTAATCATATATAGTCCACTAGTTTCAGTGTCATATTCTTTTGCATCAGATTGAGTGATTTTTGGAAATTGACACTCAATTACATCACCTGCTCTTAAGTTCGTATTTGATGGTACGACAACATTTAAAGTTTGAGTGAACAGAATATTATATCTCATTAAGGACTGTGATTGATACAATGATTGATCAGAATTAATATCAGTTGAAACACCAGGATCCATTGTACCAACATCATAAACTGCAGTTATGATTCTTGTTGGCGCATCACCCAAAGTTAAATCGGATCCATCAGATAATGGAGGAAGTTTAATTTGACTACCAAGATTATTAGTTTTTCCAGCGTAATCTTTAAGTTTAAACATTCCATCTTCTGGATTAGAAAAAGAAAAATCTAATGGATTGAAAAACATCCTATGACTTGCATAAGTACCAAGTTTTAATTTTTCAAGTAAATTTTGATTTTTTTCAACATGATAATTCAAAATTTTAAAATCATTGTTTACTTTTAACTCCTTATCATCATACGAATCTTGAGATTGTGTATAAGTATATGTTGCTTTTGGACTTTGTTCCAGCAAATCATCGATAGATCTAAATTGAAATCCGTCTTGAGTTTGATAGAATAAAAATCCTGCAGTTCCACTTCCAGATTTTTCTGGAACTGCCTTTGATGCTAACCAAATTAGAAGAGTAAAAGGTTTTCTTAAATTCCCAATAAATCCATACTTATTTGAAGACTTATCTATCTTTCCTACTTTATTTGTCTTTAAATAATCTTTTAAAATATTTTCTACAGAATCACTAATTTTATTTTCAACTTTAAATTTTTTACCTACTCTTACAGTTTCATTTGTGATTGCTTCTCTTGAAACTAAATGAAGTGTGAAAGTTTCCCTATTTGTTTCTGCAATTACATCAGTAATACTGGAAACATAAAAGTAATCTTCTACTCTTTTGGAAAAATTTAATCCTGGATTTGTTGCAGAATTTCCTGCAATTTTTAATGAAAGTCTTTCTCCACCTCTAAGAGGCAATCCATTATATATTGACTGTTTATCTCCATCTTGATTGTTTTCTGGAGCAATAACATTTCCATTGTCAACTACTTTGATTTTTGCAGTAATTGTAGGGGAAAATATATCTTCATAATATTCGAAAAGAATTGCACCACCTATGAGACCAATAGACCTAGATCTATCATTTGATTCTAAAGTTAACTCATCGTATAAGGACTTTTTAATTGACATTATAGGTATGCTAAGTCGAGTAGAAGTTTATTCTTAATAAAATTATTTAACAGTTTAAATTCACTTATTGTTGGTGTGACAGAGGGTTGTTGTTGAGATGGATATGATACTTGAGGTTGTGATGGTTTTGTAGCATCAATGAAAACCATTTGAGATCCTTTTCTCTCAGGTGTAATTGCAGAAGGTTGTTGCGTACTTGGTTGGGGTGATATTCTTGCTTCCGCTTTTTGTACTGGGGTAGAAGGTATTTTTCCGGAAGATAACATAGAAATATAACTTGCAACCACAGAATCGGGTGCTTGAATATGAACATGAGTTCCATCAGAACCTGATGGACTAACTCTTCCAGTATATCCCTGCAATCCAAGAATAGTTCCTACAGAAACTTTATCACCTTTCTTAACTTTCAAAGAATTGAAATGTCCCAGTTCAACAAGACCTTGAGAAGATTGAATCTCAATCCAATTTCCTCCCGCACCTGCATATCCAGAATAATTAACAAGTCCAGAGACGGGAGATGGTACTGGTACATTCAAAAATTGATTTCCTTTATACAGTGTAAAATCTTGCTTCAATCTATTTCCACCATACGTTGTTCTGGAAGAACCATGATGTGGTGGTAATTGCCCTAAACTATTGATATTTCTTCCATTTCTAGTAACTCTATATCCACCAATAGTTGAAGATTGTGGTTGTTGAGTAATAGTTTGAGAAGAAGGTGTTGCAACACTTGATGATGATAATGATGATTGATAAACTGATTTTAAATCTTTAGATCTTTTTGTTGGTTGTCCATAAGTATTGCCAGGAAAAGATGCCCACTCGGGAGAAAGTTTTTTAATTACAGCATCACTTAATCCTTCCCTTTTTAAAACATCTGCAGTAACTCCCCTAGAAGCAGCAAGTCGAAGTGCCATTTCATCTTGGAAAGATTGATCAAATTTTCGATTCATATCCATTCCAAGTGCTCTTGCTTTAGATGTTATATCAATAATTTGAAATGCTCCAACAGCAGCAGATTTACCTCCTCTAAATCTAGATTGTGGATCATTTAAGAATTTAGTAACTAATTTTTCCACTTCATTTGCACTTAATTTGGTAAGGTCTCCATATTTTGATTGCCCTGTACGATCTCCAAAAAACATACTATATCCAGTGGGCCCTGCAGTTCCTTCAGCAAATCTAATAGTTTTTAATAATGCTTGCTGTTCTTTACTACCATATCCAGATCCAACTCCAGGTTCTTGAGAAATTCCTGGAAACATTGTATCTGGTTGCTTTTCATCAAGTGCTGGTGCCTGTTTATCAGTTTCTAGTGATTCTGTCAGTGGTGTTGTAAAAAGTTTAAAAGTATCTGTAATATTAGTTCCCAAATCCTTAATAGAAAGATTTAATTCTTCAAAAGATCTTGCAACAGTTCCTTCTCCAGCAAATTCATTAAAATCTAAACGAACAATTGCATCTAGTGAATATCCCAAAGTCTGACCAAAAGATTTGATTATAACTTGCATACTATTCACCATACCATACATGGATCTTCCAAAAGAATAAATTCTAGATATAAATTCTTGACCCATAAAAATCCACCTTGGTAGATTTTCTACAATCCAACCAGCAGTAATAAAACCCAAAAATCCCAACAATCTTCCCAAAGGTCCTTTTTCACTTCTAGATGAAAATGAAAGTCCTGCTTGTGGAGATGTTGATACTCTTGTAGATTCAATTCTATCCTCAAGTTCTTGCCTTTTAGATGCTTCTTCTCTTCTAGAACTTAAAATATCAGATCTTGCAAATAACTCTCTCTTAACTCTAGTATTTGTAGCAACGATTCTTGAAATATTATCTACAGATTCATTTACTGATGATGTACTTTTCTTAGTGTCAGATAAAGTCTTAGAAATATTTTGAATATTAATAGATGAATTTCGAAGAGATTCTAGTAATGCCATATCACATCACCACATTATAATTTAACTGAGAATATAAGACATAAAAATTATCAGGATTTGCAGAATTGATTAAAGGAACATCTGTCAGTGCCCCATTAGTTAAAGGAGGATTGGGTTGCTGTTGTTGAGCACTCGATGTCTTAATCATTGTCAAAGATGGTTTTGGTTCTGGTAACTGACCAACTTGTTGAGGTTCTTTAGGTGGCATTGTCACCTGTGCAGAAGTTATTTTTGCCTCCTCAGTTTTTGATGGTTGTTGCTTTAAATCACTCATATCAACAGCATCTTTCAATTTCATCTCATTCCAGTCATATCCTTTTGTTTGTGCCCAGGTTTTTGCCTGTTGTTGTTGATCAGGCGTCATTTTTTTCCAAGCATCTTCAATTCTTCCCCGTGCCATTGAATTATTACGATACTGCCATGCCTGCTCAAATTTCTTTTCCATATCTTGAGATGGAGCAGGAGTTGATGGTTGTTCGCCCATCATGGAAGTTTGTGGTTGAGCAATAGGGGGTGCTGGTGGTGTTGGTGAAGGTGCTGGTTTGAGTGAAGATATAGGGGCACCTGGTGGCGGTGTTGGTGAAGATGCTGGTTTTGTAGGTGTTGGTTTTTTCAGTTTTTCTAATTCTTTTTTTGCGGCAGCAGCCGCACTATTGACAATATTATCACGATCATCGCCAAAAATATTTTTACCAAAAGCTTCTGCAATTTCATCTAAAGTAAATGTTACTCCTGCAACTTTAGCAATTAATCCAATAGGTCCTGGTGCTTTTGCAAATAGACTTAAAGCTCCTAATACAGAATCAGTATATTCTTTATTTTTATAATTCATTGCTACACTAAGACCTGTAAGAAGTCTCCCAAGTCCACTAAGAACTCCTCCACCAGATTTTGGTCCAGTAGTTTTTGGTCCAGTAGTTTTTGGTCCACGACCAGGAAGAGAAATTAATCCTGCAGCAAGTGCAAGAGGTTTTGCGATTAATAATTTCGTTAATCCCGAAGCAATCCCTGCAATCGTTCTTGTAATTAATGAAAATCCTACTTTAACAGCAATTAATCCACCAACTGCTATTCCAACATTTTTAAGAATGTTAAATCTAATTTCATTAAAAAGTTTTGTATTTCCTTCTTCAGATGCCTTTATTGCATCTACTGTTTGTTTAGTTAACCAACCACCAAATAAAATTCCAAGGGCTGCTCCTATTCTGCCAAAAATATCATTTACTTGTGGAACTAATTTTTGTACAGGTTCAGCAACTGCATTTTGAATTTTTTGTTCTATTTCATTCTCTTTTCCAATTCTAATTTGTCTTTCTGATAATACTCTTTCTTTTTCTTGGTCTACTCTAACTTTATTCCGATCTTCTGTCGCATCTTGTTGAAGAAGAAGAGCAATACCAGAAAGACCAGTTCCTAATTTTACAATATCGGTTCTTATCGCTTGGAGAGTTGAATTAAATCCTAAGAGGGCTTGCTCCTGTCCTCTGGATAATTCTGCATTTTGTGCATCAGATTGTGCTCTTCTGTTCTCAATATTTTGAAAAACTGATGCATCAATAGTAGATTTTTTTAAAAGAGCAGTTCGAACTTCTTGAGACAAAGGAGATCCCGTAACTGGATCAACACCAGATCTACCAACTTTTTCGGGATCTAACTCAGCCATTTGATTGGTTCTTTAGGTTTTCTTCTTCAATATATTGTTTGAGAAGAGCGATATAAATTTCTCTCTCCCAAGGTATCATATTTTCTATCTCTGTCAATGAGTATTTATGATGCTGAACCAAAGAAAAATTTGTCTTGTAATATGACTCAAGACTTTCATGAGCCATTCCTAGGCGAAAAAACTTGATAGTCCTTCCAACAATACTTCACTTTCTACACCGGTATTGGGATTTTTAATTTTTAGAGTATGAGAAAGTTTAGGCATTGTTGAAAAGAAACTTTCAACTTGCTTAAATTGCTTTGAACTCAATTGTTCAATAAACTCAGACAATTCTTTTTGAGTACAATCTGATGCAGACCAAGACTCTTCTTCATTATATACTTGTTCCATGCAAGAAATAATAAGATTGAATGTGTCATCAACACTCATAGTAAACTCATTTCCAAAGTTAGATTTAATAAACTCATTCATTGATGGATATTTCATTCTCAAAGATAAATTATCATCAAGTTTAATATCTCTTGAATGATTTTCATCGACACTAATTTGAATATCGTCAAGATTAACACTTATTGGAACCTGAGTTGTTCCATCATCTGGACAGGTAATTAAAACGTCAACCGTTTCTCCAACAGATTTTCCACGAATGTTAAGAAACAAATATTCAATATCAAAAGTTGCAAGTTGTTCAACTTTAATTCCTTTAGTTAAAATACAATTATTAATTACAGTTTTAACAGCGTTTGCGATTTGCTTAGGATCTTCACTCTCCATAGCAATGATCAGAATTTTTTCTTCTTTTACAAGAAAAGGGCGATATTTAATTTCTTTTTTAATAGATGGAATTTCTAAAGAATACGAAGGAGTCGCAATTTTAGGTAATGACATTTTCAACTACAAATATGATCAAGTTATTTATCTGTTATTTGCTGATCCATAAAGAGACTCAGCCAAAGTCTGCCCAGAAGGGAATAATTCTACACCATTTGAAGGTATAGATCCAGGAGATCTTGGAACTAATCTTGGTCTCGGTTGAGAAACTGGTTGTGGTTGTGGTTGAGAAGAAAGTTTATTACCATCTTCATTTCTATTAAAGTTCACACTATAAGATTTTCCAATTACATAACGATCAATTTTGAATGTTACTTGCATTTTTAACACATCAGATTGTCCATAAGAAACTGGCATGGATGCAATATTATATGGATATAATCCAATAAAGGTATATTCTATTTCTCTTTGATAATCACGATCAAATTTAATAATTCTAGTTTTATTTGACTTATAATATTCTGGATATTGCATCCTTATGAAATAACCTTTATCAACATTACTATTAATTGGTAAATTATTTCCATTGATTGGATTTGATGATCCACTCGCAATGAATTCCATCCAATGCTCTAAGAATTTTAATGTATTATAATTTTTATCAACATAAAATTCAAGACTTATATCCTGATAGATTCTTCTATGTGCAAAAGTTTCAGTAATTCCAATATAATTTCCATCAACATTGACAGTAGCAAGTTGGGTTGTTGGAAGAACTGCATTATGGCACAAAAGTCCAGCATCTTCAGCAATAAATCTTGATGATACTCCCCTAGTTCTTAAATAACTCACTAATTCTCCAGGAAGTCCACCAAACTTAACCTCATAATGAGAAGTTTGTGCAAGATTTGTGAATAGTGGTTTTATGTCTGATATTCTGCGTGGTAACGCCACTCTAAATACCTATTATGGGTGTATTATTACAAGTATTTAGATGTCATATAAAGGAAAATTTAAACCATCATATCCAGAAAAATACCATGGTGATGTAACTAACATTATATACAGATCTTTATGGGAAAGAAAGTTTTGCGTATATTGTGATACAAATGAAAGAATAATTGAGTGGTCATCTGAAGAAAAAGCAATTCCTTACCGCTCCCCATTAGACGGAAAAATTCACCGTTACTTTCCAGATTTTCTTATTAAAGTTAAAGAATCTGATGGAAGAATCAAAAAATATATGATAGAAATAAAACCATCAAAGCAAACTATTCCTCCCCCCAAACCAAAAAGACAAACACAAAGATATATTAGTGAGGTTTATGAGTACGCTAAAAACCAATCAAAATGGGAAGCGGCAAGAGAATGGTGTGCTGATCGTGGTTATGAGTTTAAAATCATCACAGAATCTGAATTAGGGATTAAGTAATGGAACTCACAGGATACGAAAAACCATTAGATCAATATACACAAAAAGAACTAGCACAAATTGCTGAAAAATATAAAGTTTACTATACTACTGCATCTGGTCAAGGTCGAATTAGTGGATATCAGAGATTAACTAAATCTCAGTTAATCAGTCTCATCAAGAATGATTCTAATTACATTGAGGTTAACCCAAAAGCACCAAGAAGAATTGATGGAAAGATACGCGCAAATCGTTTTAAAGATTTTAAATTCAATACAAGAAATGTAGATAGATTAATGGATGAAATATTATCAAGATTGAGTGAAACGGAAAGAGCATATCCATCAGAAGGAAGATATTATACTTTCATTTATTATGCCAAGACTCCAGGAATTCTTTATGATCGCCATCCTTTAATTCGGGCAGGAGATATGTTACCAAAAGGATTCCGAGGATTTAATTATCATCTTGGAAAAATTAGACAATATAATACTGAGGATGGTGATCGATTAGTCAGTGGATTATATGAATTGAGTCAACAAGAATTTGCAACATTAAGATCTGTTCCTTATGGTAAATTAATTCAAAACTAAGAATAAATAGTTAGAAAAAGTAAATGGCAGCAACATTAAGATATCCTCTTAGCAATATTGGGCCACAGGATGATTACTTTAAAATACAAGTTGTTGAATATACAGCACCAGGTCTAAATTTAACTGGAGGGTTTGCACAAAGAACTACTGAAGAAGCGTTGCAACAAAGTGAAAGCATTAAAAGATCTTTGGCAACTATTATTTTACCGATGCCCGCAACAATTCAAGATAACAATGCTGCTGATTGGCAATCAGGTACAATGAATCCTATTGCGTCATATTTAGGTGCAGAAGGATTAAATGCTATTACTGGAGCGAATCCATTATCTTCACTTGCAGGATCTGTTGGAAAATTTTTCGCTGATGTTGGAGCAGCTGCACAAACTGGAGAAGGTCAATCTGGATTTGCTGCAGGAGCAACCGCTGCTGCAGTTCAAGCGGCATTAGGTCAAGGAAGTATTAATCAAATTATTTCAAGAGCAACTGGGCAAGTATTCAATGAAAATGTTGAATTACTCTTCAATGGTGTAACAATGCGTCCAGCATTTAATTTTACATTTGATATGGTTCCAAGGTATAAAAATGAATCAGATACAGTTAAAACCATAATTCGAACTTTGAAAAAAAACATGACTCCTCAAAAAGGAACTCCAGGAGTAGATGGTGGTGGTCTTTTTGTTAAAGCACCAAATGTTTTTAAATTAGAATACATGAGTGGAGGAAAACAACATCCATTTTTACACAGTTTCAAACCATGCGCTTTGACACAAATGAGTGTTAATTATAATGGATCTTCACAATATGCAACATATGCTGATGCAACTCCAGTTCATATGCAATTGACTTTACAATTCCAAGAACTAACACCAATTTATGCAGAAGACTACAAGGATTCGGATATAGGAGTTGGATACTAATGACTTACTTCAGAGAGATTCCAAATTTAGAATATCAATCATTCTTATCAGATTCTAATTCATCAGATCAATATTTGATTGTTAAGAATCTGTTCCGCAGAGTAAAACTTCGTGATGACTTACAAAATGTTTTTACCGTTTTTGATAAGTATCAGATTCCAGATGGGGCGCGACCTGAATTAGTGGCTCAACAACTTTATGGTAGTGTCCAATATGATTGGGTAGTAATTATATCAGCAGGAATCACAAGACTCAGAGATCAATGGCCACTTTCTGATAAACAAGTATATGATTATGCAGAATCAATCTATGGCAATGACTTAAATGCAATTCATCATTATGAGACTAAAGAAGTTAGAGATTCAGAAGACCGATTAATTCTTCCTGCAGGTCAAATTGTTGATGCTGACTTTAACATTTATTACTATGACAATGAAACTCTGTACACAAATGATGCTACAAGACTGGGAGAAGATGTAATTCTTATTGCAGATCCTATTATAGGGATAAGCAACTATGTATATGAAGTGAGAAAGAATGATGAAAAAAGAAGTATCTACATATTAAAACCAAGATACTTACAGCAAGTTGTTAATGATACAAGAAAAGCGATGATTTATGATAGATCATCGCAATATGTAAATGATACATTAATTAAGACAGAAAATACTAAGGTCTCAATTCCATTTTAATTCTAGATTCTTATCAAAAACCATCACATATCGGTGCTTGCGGGAGCGGTCTTTCCATTCTCCCTCAGCACCTTTTACTTTTCCACGAGAGTGTTTAGTTCCGTCTGAATAATAGAAATCTTTTTTAGGGTCTGTGAGACCTGCATATTTAAAGTTACAAGCACGATAAATTGTACCAGAATGGTGATCTGAATCAGCATAAGAAATGATTGCTTTAACTTCAGTATCTTTGCGAAGTTGTCTAATCGCCCGTGACACAAACCAAGAAGTGATGTTATATTCGCATGACTGCGTACTAGGGTGGATGCAAAGTCTTGAGAGTTCGAAGAGTCCTTGTTGTTCATTACGTTCTAATCCAAATGCTCCTTTAGCAATTTCTGGAACAGGGAGTCCAGTAAAAATTATTGTCCCAAGTAATTGACCTATGTTTAGTGGAGAAAAATCATTCTTTTTAAAGAGACCAAAATTATGCCCCGATTTAAAAGTCTTAGAATAATCTTTAAGGTAATGATAAGTCAGTAGAAGTTCTTCTGCCTGCTTCTTTGTGATACGATCAAGATAATAATCAGATTTCATAAAAAAAGGGGAGGATCCTTGACCTCCCCCATATTATAGCACAGAATCAGTCTTCGGCAAGTTTTGCGAAGTAACTGAGAGCATCGTCATCCTCATCATCTTCAACCGCAGAAGCACGACGAGTTGGTTGAAGATTATTCAGTTCAGAACGAAGATCATCAGTAAGTTCCTTGGTAGAACCACGAGTGTATTCTTCTTCAGACTCAACTTCTTCATCAAGACGGGCAGACCCTTTAGATCCAAGCACAGAATGAAGACGTGCTTTCAGTTCTTCATAAGTCTTGAACTGATCGGGAGAAACAAACTCAGTGAGAGAATACTGCTTCTTCCACAATGCTTCTAGAGCATCATCATCATCCAGAAGAGCACCTTGAGGAGCAAACTCACTGGAATCATAGTTACGATAACCAGCAACGTTCTTTGCCTTCAGTTTGAAGTTAGCACCCTGCCAGAAGTCAAACGGATCGATTGCTTCCTCGTCCTCAAACTCAGGTTGCATTGCTTCAGTAAGTTTATCAAAGATCTTTTTACCATACTTGAAGAGAAAGACTTTACCTTCGTTCTCAGGATTGGCAGGATCTTTCACAACATAGACATTACTCACATAAGTCAGTTTACGCTTCTGTTTACGCGCAACTTCTTTACCAGCATCAGTACCATTATTCCAGAGACCAGAGTTATGCTCACACACTGGACATTTCTGATTTACAGTAGTCAAGCATTGGTCGATCAACCAACCACCAGGACCTTGGAATGCGTGACTATAAACTTTGACAAATGGCAGATCTTCGCCATCGGGAGCAGGGAGGAAACGAATTACAGCATAACCATTGTTTGCTTTATCACACTCAAGTTTCCAGAAACGTTCGTCAGAAGAACCTGACCCACTTGTATTCATTTTTTCAACTTCTTTCACCAGTTTTGCGGTGAGAGAACCAAGTTTAGACTGTTTTTTAAGATCGGCAAATGCCATTTGGATACCTCGGATAAATTTGGATTTGTTGGATTACTCGGATAGTATAACAGGGATTCCCTCAACTGTCAATGTAGTCTTTGAGGGATTGAATCGTTTTGGTCATACTACCAAATAATATACTCATATCAGTCTCTGGTGGGAATCCCATCAGGGCAACTGACTTGCGTAGGTTCTCTTTCATCTCAACCGCTTTGGGGTCGTCTGAAAGAGACAACCTAGTATACATCACTCTTTGCTTTTCTAGCAAGAGTTCCAGTTTTTCAATGTGTTCCAGTTTTGTTTCACGATCCATCATACCGAAAGTCAAAATACTTCCGTAAATTTGCTCTTGTAACTGATTGATTTCTTTCAGTTCATCCTGAATAATATCAGAATCAAAAAAGTTACTCATTTACAATTTCCCTTAAAATCTTTTTAAACTGGAATACATCCGTATTTAGGAATGGTGTGTATTTTTTGATTTTTAAACTTACGGTTTCCCACACTGGATCTAGCAATTTCTTATCAAAATCTTTTGAGAAATGGAATATTTTTTCGTAGATTGTTAAGGTTTCTAGCGACAATTGCCCGCTTAGAAACTTTTTGAGAACTGGTGGATGCCCTTTGGAACAATTCAAGGCATCCTCTAATTTGGTCTCCAAGAAGAATTCGTTGCTTTGTTCCTTGAATAAGTAAGTCAAACTCTGTTGTCTTCGCATCCAATCTGCGTAAGTCCTTTCTCCAGAATTGATAATTTCTCCAATCCATAAGTTACCAGGGGTGTCTGCTGCTACAAAGTTTGATACAAGAAAATCTACGACTTCTTTATCAGAATACTTTCTTGATGTTTTCTCAAAAAAATATTTATCGCGCCGTTTGTTAAACGAAGTAATACTGGCACGGGTCTTCGCACCATATTTAAAGAAGTCGTATTTTGGGTTTGTGAAATGATTTTTGAGTGACAAATAATGTTGATAAGTTTCAAATGGACTCATAGGATAGGCAAACGAGCGCGAGAAGTGCGTTTCATAAAATTCAAATTAATCGCATCATTTTTAAGTTTTTCTTTAAGTGGTTTGGAAATGAGTTTCGTTACTGAGTCTACTTCAAGACTATTGATTTCGCAATAGTGGCAAATAGCATCAATATAGTTAAAGTTTTCAGTTGCGACAATATGTTCAATCTCAAGAGCAAACTTGGAAGGCGTTAAAAACTTATTTTCTATAACTTGTTCTAATTCTTTATTTGGTTCCATATGATTCCAGTTTATCTCTAACAAACTCTCTAATGTATTCGGTGAGTAGTTTGATGTATTTTGTTTTGTCTCTTTCTTCATAGACGACACATTCTCCATTTTCGCAAGCCATAATGATTACAAGTTTTTTAACTGGAATACCAGTCAGTTCGTAAAGCATACAACCATATGCCATACATTGAACAAAATAGTGTTCGATCCACTCGCGTGGTTTTGGTTTTTTAGAAGTCTTAAAGTCTATGATTGACAACTCGTTATCAAACTCTGCTATACAGTCAACAGTTCCAGCAATACCTAGTTGTTTACTATATAGAGACCCCTCAAGGGCGTGAATATTATTTATACGATTGAGAGTTGACTTAGAAATCTTGAATAAGAAATCGGAAAGTGGTTGAACTTCTGGAAGATTCTCATTTTTGAGGTGATGTTCAACTAGCGTATGCATATCAGTGCCACGACTTGTTGATTGGCGCGTAATCTTGTCTGCCTTTTCTTCCCCAATCTTTTTTCGCCAGTTAATAAATATCTGGCGATTTTTATGACTGGTTACAGAAGTAATAGAAACAAGTTTAAGTAGTTCTTCATTATCAGGAACTTTATAGTATCTTACCCCATCAATCGTTTCTCTTTCAAGTTTGGGTAAATTCAAATCAATATGATTAAATATCAAAAACCTGCCTCCATTTTTGCAGTGATATACTCTTTGACAAGTCCAGAACGAACAATATCTTCTACACCAAATTCAATTATATCAAATGAGGGCATTTTACGCAAGACTGTCATAAAGTCCACAATTCCATTTCTTTCATTTGTTTTTTGCAAGTCAGACTGACTAGCATCTCCACAAAACATAATCTTAGTATTTTCACCAACACGAGTAATAATAGAATCCAATTCGTGGAAATTTAGATTTTGAAACTCATCTACAATGATAATAGCATTGTCAAGAGTTGTGCCACGAAGGAATGAGGTAGACCAAAACTTAATGGTTTCTTGTGACTTTAAATTGCCATAAAGCATTTCAAATTCAGCATCGCTTGAAAGTTGAAACATATACTTCACCATATTCTTATAAGGAATCTGGTAAATGTCTGCCTTATCATCATGACTTCCAGGTAGGAATCCAATTTCACGAGTGGCAACTAAAGAACGAACAATATAAACTTTTTCATAGGGACTTCTTTCATTTAATACATCTTGAATGGCGTTATAAAGTGTAATAAAGGTCTTACCAGTTCCAGCACAACCATAAGCAACCAGATGCTTTTGGTCTTTATATGAATCAAATAATTTTCTTTGATTGTCAGTAAGAGGTTCAATATCTACAAGATATTCAGAACTCAATGGTTTTTTGCGCTTCATTTGACGAGTAGTAAGACCAACGCCGATTGGTTGATCTGCTCTTCTATTTCTTCTTGCCATATTAGAGTTTCTTTACAGTTGATTTTGGTGCTTTACTTGCTTTCTCTAAAACCTCGTTCCATCCAGGATTTCTTGCAATTAATTTGTCCCTCCACTCACCAACTTCCCCTGGTTGTGGGCAAGTTGAAGGATCGGACCAATCGCGGATCCAATCGGGATTGTCTTTTTTCCACTGATCCCAATCGTGAACACTCATTGATACTTCTTTTTGTTCACCAGTATTTTGATTAATAATCGGGTATGTTGCCATAAGTTTTAATAATGTGTATGGTTATTTAGATTAAGGACTCAAACGTGCCTTATGAAGGCGCTTCTCCTCATAATAACTAAAAATCTCAGGAACCCAATCTTTAATGATAGGAACCATTCCCTCACAAAGTGCCTGAATTTCTACTTGAGCGTCCATCTTTGCACGAAGATCCAGAAAGTGTAGAGCAGCACGAAGAGAGAATGAGACTACAAAGTTTTGACGAATATTTTGAGGAAGATAATCGCGGAGATGTTCCTCTGCCATACCACGCTTCTCATAACCCTCCGCATACCTCTCAGATGCCGACAGACAGAACTTTAACTGCCTTTCATAATCTTCCCTAGTCCATTCATACTTATGCCCTTTACGGTCCAGGTAGAGACCTTCTGGACGCACATAATAAACCTCTTCTGGTTTCAGTTCACCCTTGGCAACTTTCAGTACACGACGACCAGTATAACGTTGAGATTGAACGTCAAATGATACACCAACCCGATGAGTACGTGCCTGTACAATTACATTATGAACGAATCCAACACAATCCAAAGTAATCGCAGGATGCTCCAATGGACCCCAGTGCCCACGTTCATTTGCAAGTAGTTGCTCAATAACCCATTTACCACAGTCCTTTTCATTTGGTGGGCACTTGGTATGAATAGGATCTTCTGAGTAGTCATTCTTACCTCCTTGCCAAACAAGAGTCTGTGGAAGTTGTGTTTGATTAAGCATCACAACTTTCATTTCTTTATCCAATTCAAGAAGGTCTTTTGCTTTAATTGGTTTCATTTCTTTCCAAATCCTTTTGATGTTTTTGCTTCTAATTGTGCAATTTCTTCTTTTACGGTACGAAGTTGTGCTTTCATTTCTTTTATTTTATCATCCGTATAAAGATGATCTTGATTAATTAACCTTTCAAGAAGTTTTACAAGTTTCTTTGCTCTTGTGGTCTCAGTCATCTAAATCAGAATCCTCAAATATTTCATCGTAATCTAAAATTGGTTTTTTTCTCATTGGTTCTTTAGGAGTATAAGCAGAGGTATCAGAATAGATTTCTGCCTTTAGAGAATCAACCAACAATTCAAGATTACGGATAATTAGTTTTAGTTTTTCTCTGTCCATATTTTATAGTTCTCTCAACTCATTTTACATAAAAAAAAGGAGGATGTCAATCCTTCCTTATAATCAAAAACGTATTATAATTTATAAAATCTTAAGGAGTCAAAAAAATTGCCGGGATTTTTTCCCAGCATTTTTGAAATCACTTTCTCTTTTTCTTTTCGGGAGACTTATAACCCCAGAGTTTTGGATTAATTCGCCCATATCCAAACTCAATACTCTTTAGGTTCTCACGAAACTTATCCCAGTACATATCAAATAGTTTGATTTTACTTCCTCTTGTGAGGTCAAAACAAATTTTATCGTCGATCATATATTTTACAATATGAGCATCATTAGGACAGTCTTTCGTGCATACCTCAGAATAGGACCCACCCTGAATTAGAATTTCACATCCGTAACGTGACTTACAGGTTTCTTTTTCTGCAGGCGTCCAAGAGTCCATATGCTTCTCTGTGTTTTGTGCTCTTTCAATAACATCACCCAATTTACTCACGAACGACCTCCCCAACTAATATCAGGATATGCTTCTGCAACAATTTCCTTTGCAA